CAGTCAGGCCAAGAAGGAGTCCGGCGGCTACGGCCCCGGCACCCAGGTGTTGGTCAACGTGCTGCAGGAGACGCGCAAGGCCAAGCCACTCCAGGCGACGTACACTGTGCGGGAGACGCCAGCCCTTACCGAGGGCGATGAACCCCTCGACCTCGACGCTGTTGCCGAAGAGGCGACAGGCAAGGGCGCGCTCATCGACATTTTGGCGGGATGATGCAAGCGCGGGACATCCTTCGTGATCCTGCCCAGGCGCTTCAGCTGTTTGGAAATGTGATGGATCAGGAGACGGATATGCCCGTCCCCTTCGACCCTCACGCCATCACGAAGGACCTTCAATCCACCTTGTTGGCCTACGCCAGCAACCCACCCCGCGACCGCAATGGCTACACCAAGTTCCTGGCGCTTCTCGGCTATCGTCAGGGAGGCAAGAGCACCACGGCGGAGAACGCCTTCTACCCGCTCGCGGCGTACACCCCGGGCTGGGACCATCAGTGCTACGCCGACACCCGGTGGCGTGCCGACTATTTGCACAAGCGCGTGCAGTACATGCACCATCGGTGGCCTGAAGACCTTCGCACCCCGACGGTGAACAGTCGAGAGACGCGGCAGCTGACCTTCGACCCCCGCATCGGGGGCACCATGGTCACCCGGTCGTTGGAGACGAACGCCTCGGGCATCGGCCAGTCCCCCAACAGTCTGCACATATCTGAGGTCCCGTTCGCGACCTACGCCGCCGAGCAGTGGACGATGGTGCAGCCGTCGGTCATCAACAAGCGCGAGGTGCGCGTCATCCTCGAAGCCACTCCGGCGCCGGCCGATCAGCCGTCCGTCGAGTTCTGGAAGGAGACGTGCGACGCCGCGAAGGAGGGCATGGGCCGCTGGGTCTACGCCTTCTTCCCGTTCTGGGACGGCAAGCTCAACCAGCGTCCGTGGCCCAGTGACTGGCACATGACCAATGAAGAGGTTCGGCTGCTCGAAGAGTACGGACCCAAGGGAATGACCAAGGAGAATCTGGCGTTCCGTCGCGAGATGATGGACACCGACAAAGACCTCCGGCGCAACCCGGATTTGTTCGGCGTCTGTTATCCGATGGACGACGTGAAGTGCTGGGCAGGCTCCAGCCGGTCGGTCATCCCACAGCACGCGCTGGAGCGGCACATCAAGGGTATCCTGCTTCCAAAGCCCCGGGACTACGTCGAGTTCAAGGGGCCGCGACCCGGCGCCCTGTACGCTATCGGCGTGGATCCCGCCGGGTTTGCCGCGCGCGACCACGCCAGCTTCCAGGTGCTCGAAATCTGGGAGGACAAGTGGGAACAGGTGGCCCACTTCAGCGCGCACGAGGGCGACCCCGACCGCGTCGCAGACTTGCTGGAGCGCACGGGCAAGCGGTACAACAACGCCTACATCTGCGTTGAGACGAACGGAGTCGGTGTCGCGACCTTCGCCGCGCTCAAGCGCAAGGGCTATCGGAACCTGTTCTACGAGGGACCCAAGAAGCCGGGTTGGACCTCGACCACCCAGTCAGTGGAGGAGTCGCTCGGGTGGCTTGTGGACGCGCTATTAGACAAGCTGGTGATTCGCTGCGAAAAGACGATGAGTCAGCTGTTGAGCTACAAGGCGGACAAGGCCATCCAGCAGACCGCCAAGCAAGAGCAAATCCGTAACGGGCGCCCCCTCAAGGGACGCCGCGCCCGCCATCACTGGGACTCTGTGTCTGCGCTCATCTTTGCTGTGGTCGCTGCGAGACGGTTGCCACAGAACCGCCGTCCCGAGCTTCCCCCAGAAGGGGTGGACACGGAGAAGGTTGCGCTTTTCCGAGACATGTCGTGGAATGACGTGAACGCTCATCTCGATAAGGTGGCCGAGGACAAGGCGGCCAAGCGGAACAATCGTCGCACGTACACCCGGCTGTCCAGACGGCGCCGTTAATGTTAGCGTGCACCCGGGAGGTCTGATGGCTGGATTTGAAGAAATGCGTAAGAAGGGCATCGCCGCCGCAAAGGCAAAGCACCCCGAGTACTTCACGCCCGCCTTGGATGCGCAGGGCATGGTTGTGGTGAAGCCGGAGCCGGAAGACCTCGACAATCCCCCGCGCATGTTGGCACCCGAGCCCTCCATCGGGGAGAAGGTCGTGAAGGATTTGGACTTTGCCCCCGCCGGTCCCTCCGGCCAGCGGGTCCCGCTGGATGACACGTCCGAAGGGGGGATGCGCAAAGCCAACGCGGCTGCGCAGGCGACCACTCTCTGGGACCGGGCCACCCAGTTGGCGGAAGCGGAACTCGGCGCGGACATGTCTGCCGACCCGCGCCCGCCGACCACCATCTACGACCCAGAGAAGTTCGGCGCGGCGCGCGCACGCCATTATCGGACGCTGATGCGGGACCTTCTTGGGGAGAAGTGATGGCTCGACGACTCATGACAGGGGATCAAGCTCTCCGCAAAAAGGCAATCCAGCGGGGCACCGAGGCCCTGTCAGAGGATACGGGCGTTGTCGCGAAGAAGGCTTGGCTCGAAGACTCCGAGGCGTCCACCCCTAAGTCGGCGCGCATTTCGGATGTGGAGGAGGCGGCTGCCGAGCATCTTCCGACCCTTGGTTTAGCGCCAGGCGCCGAGTTCGCCGACACCGAGGGCGTCACAGGATACGTGAAGAAGCGTCCTTGGTCCCCCCAGCAGAAGGCCGTTTACGAGCGGCGACTCGCCGCAACCATGAAGGACAAGCTGGGTCCTGACGCCCAGCGTGGCTTCGGGTTCGACCTCGAAGCCTTCCGTCGTGAGACGGACACCATGGAAGACATCAACGAGTTCGACGAGATGCCGAAGAAGTACGGCACCCCCGAGTCGAAGGAAGACCCGAAGCCACCCCCGAAGCCCCCGACCACGGGCGAGGACCACGACCACGGGGCCCCGGCGGACCCTGGGATGGTGCGCCCGTCCGCGCCCGAGGTGGACCTGACGGCCGGATACGGCACCGAGCCCGAGCCGGAGGGTCCGGCCAACTACGTCGAGGACCCGGACGCCTTCGACATGGACCGGTATTTGCCGACCAGCACGGGGCTCGACAACACGCCCACCGACGATCACCGCGCGAACATCCAGTGGATGGACCGGCACGTCGTCAAGCCGCTGGAGGCCGCCCTCGGCGGTCAGGTGTCCATCACCAGCGGCTATCGCTCGCCGGCAGTGAACGCCGAGGTCTATCGCCGCAAGGGCAAGCCCGAGGTCAAGTCCCGCCACATGAGCGGGTTCGCCATCGACTTCAACGCGCCGGCCGGCGTGACGAAGGAGCAGGCGTACATGCGGGCGCGGGAGATGTTCCCCTCCCCGATGTTCCACGTCGGCATCTACGACGACACCAATCACGTCCACATTGGGGTGCAACCCGGGCACGAGGCCGCCGCTGCCGCCTACCTGGCGCAAGAAGCTGAGGCCCAGCGGGCCGCCACCTCCACCGACGCACCAACCCCGCCGGGAACTCCCACCCGAGAGGAGACGGCGCGCGCCGCCTGGGAGCGGCAGAAGGCGAAGGACGCAGGCGCAGGCGCACGCGCCGGCCTCATGGAGGCAGCCTCGGGCATTCCGTTGGACCAGTTCCGTGAGGATCCCATCGGCGACGCCAAGCGTGCGGTGACCGGGGTCGGGCTCAACGCCGTCCGTGGCGCGCAGCACATCACGAAACAGTTTGAGGCGGACGAGGACGACCCGGCACAGGCTGGCGCTCGCCGCAACCCCCGCTTCAAGTCCAAGTACTAGGAGAACCTGATGGACCCCCTCATCCCAGAAGGCACCCGCCAGGCTTCCCGCCTCGCTGCCGCTCGCACCGCTCTCGCCACCAACGCTGAAGGCGGAGAGACGCGCGACGTCTCCACCGACGACGGCTGGCACTACAGGATGCTCCCCGACGGCAACATCAAGATTCTGGCGGCCCCCGAGGGCCACAAGTCCGGTGCCACCCTCTCGGGCGGCCCGGCCTACGACGCCGTGCGCGGGCTGTTCGAGGATGCCGAGGCGTCCGCCGAGCCGCCGCTGCAGAACGACGTGCTCGCTGACATGGACAATCGCGTCGCTGACGCCGGTGACCAGTTCGACATCGCCGAGAACGAGATGATGGCGGCTGAAGCCGCACCTGTCCCAGCCGACCCCGCGCTCGCCGCCGACCCGATGGCGCCGCCGCCGGCCGGGCCCGAGGACGAGCGCCAGTCGTTCATCGAGATGCTGAAGGCCGCCAGCGGTGGGAGGTAGTACTGATGTGGAACTTCATCGTCGGCACCGCCCTCCGCGCGGGGGGCGAGGACCTCAAGAAGGCTGGCGCTCCGACCCAGGTACCGAAGGTGGAGGTCCCGAAGCCCGGAGAGGTCGGCGCACTCATGCAGCGCCTGAAGGACCCCACCGGGCTCGAAGCCGCTGACGCCATCGTGAACGACCCCGAGCAGGATGCGCGGGATTACTACCTCAAACGCCGCGAGAATCGCATCAACGCAATCCGGGCCAACCCCATGGAACCATCTGATGTCTGACGCCTTCTCCGCAACGGACCCGTTCGTCGGAATCCGTGAAGTGGGTTCGCGCCCCGACAACGCGGGGGCGCGCATCGTGTTCCGCCGAGATGCCCGACACGACGCCTTTGCCGTCTACCTCGATGAGGAGAAGCTCGGCACGCTCACTTCGTTGGCCCTCGCGACTGGTCGCGCGTGCATCGACTGGGATAAGCTCGAAGCCTACGACACGAGGCACGGATGACCAAGTACGACAAGCCAGGGCGGCCCAAGGCGCGCACAGGCATGACGCACATGCAGCGTCACGGCGTCATCGACGCGCACAAGAAGGCCCACACCCCGATGGTGAAGGCTTGGAACCGGCGTCGTGATTGGTATCAGAGCCGTTGGTCAGATCCCAACGAGGAGCGCCCGCAGGGCAGCGGTGAGGAGGCGACCAACAGCGAAATCCACTTCGAGACGAACAGCGCCTACGCCTTTGTGGACAGCATGATTGCCTCGGTCGTCCCGCTCAACCCGGCTGTCACCGTCAACCCGCGCCGACCCGACCTGCTCAAGTACGCCAAGGCACGTGAGGCTCTGGCCAATGACCGCATGGCCCGGATGAAGCTCTACAAGAAGCTCTGGCAGACGGCGACGCACGCCGGAATCTACCAGCGAGGCTTCCTGAAGGCCAGCTGGAACCCCAACAAGAAGGAGGTCCGCATCCGGGTTGTTGACCCCCGCTACGTCTTCTTCGACATGGGGGCCGAATCCTGGGAGTCCATCCGCTACGTCTGCGAGGTCACTGTGGTGACGCGCGAGACGTTCGAGCAGCGGGTCAAGCGCGGGCTCTACGACCAGAAGGTTGCCGATAAGGCTGCCGCCGGGGGCTATCCCAGCTGGCTGCAGGACAAGAGCAAGGACCGGAGCCACATCAACGACGTCGCCCGCGACGTGTTCGAGTGGGTCACCGTCTACGAGTTCTACGACTTCACGGGTGAAGGCCGGTTCTGCCAGTACCTCGAAGAGTGCGAGGAGCCGCTGTACGAGGGCTCGTTGCCCTACACCATGCTGCGCAACCCGTTTGCCATGCTCACGTTCAACGACAACCTCGAAGACCTCGGGGGCATGTCGGACGTGCAACTCATCGAGAGTGCGCTCGACCAGTTGAACGAACTCGACCTGCTCGAACTGACCTTCGCCAAGTCCAGCATACCGATGGCCTTCATCCATACCGGGCTGGCGAAGAACCCCAAGGACGTCATCGAGGCGTATCGCACCGGGGGGCAACCGGGGAGCTTTGTGCCCGTTGAGGCGGACCCCGGGTTCCCCATCGACAACATCCTCGCCTTCAGCCGCCCTCCCGGGTTGGTGCCAGAGCACGCACACATGCGCGCCCAGGCCATGGAAACCATCAACTTCGTGCTTGGGCTGCCGGAGTACAGCCGGGGCAAGATTGGTGGGGCCGACATTGCGACGGAAGTGGCGCTCGCGGACAGCGCCACCCGCACGCGGAACGGGAAGCGGGAGAAGGCTATTTTCTCCATCGTCGAGTGGTGCTCCGAGGCCATCATCAACCTCTACGAGGAGTACTTCCCGAACACCGACCAGCTGTACGTCCGGCTGACCGGCGACGAGGAGATGCTCGGCATCACTCGTGAGACGGCCGGCTTCCGTGACATGAAGCAGAAGGCCGGGGAACTGCCCCTGGAGTACGACTACGAGGTCATCCCGTACAGCCCCACCGAGAACAGCCGCCTGGTCCAGATGAAGAACCTGACCCAGTCCTGGCCGATGGTGGATTGGCTGCTCCAGATGGGACTCCTCAACGAGCAGAAGCTCGGGCGCCACATCGGCCACGTCCTGCAGCTGCCGCCCGCGACCTTCAAGACGAGGGAAGAACTGGCGGCGATGCAACAGCAGATGGCCATGGCGGCCCAGCAGCCGCAGGGGCTCCCCGCTCCGCCTGCCCAGGGGGGAGAGGACACGCTCGCCACGGGCAACATCCCCATGGGCATGGAGCCCACGGACGCCATCGGTCTGCCGCTCGGGGGCCCCGGTGACGGCAACGCTTCGCCCGTGCCAGAGGCCAAGTAGATGCCCATCTACGACATCGAGTGCGAGGCTCACGGTCGCTTCAACGACGTCTTCCTCAAGATGACGTCGGAACCCGCATGTCCGGCATGCGCGGGCCCCGCACGCAAACTACCGTGTGCTCCGACCATCGTTGGGCCAACGGACACCAACCCGTTCGTCAACGAGCAGACCGGTGCCATTTGCCACACGCCGCAAGAAAAGCGTGCTTGGGAGCGCCAACAGGCCGAGGATGGCATGGTGGTTGCGGAGAAGGGGAGCAATACGTTCATCCGGCATGTCGAGTTCGCACGCAAGAAAGCGGACACCGCCGCGAAGAAGGGCGGGTACGACGGATACGATCACAAGAACCGTGTCGTGAAGGAAGAAAAACGCCGCCAGAGGACTGGTGAGCGTAGGATTATCAGTACACCCTCTTGACTATGCACACATGAGCGTAGTAGACCGAGCCTGGAGGAAGTGAATGGAAGCGCAAGCCGCAGCACCGACGGAGGCCGCACCCGCAGCCCCCGTATCTGTGCCCAGCGCCGCAGCCCCTCCCCCGCCTGCGGGGGCCGAAGCCCCTGCGGCGACCCCCGAAGCCGCGCCGGCGCCCGCCCCCGAGCCCCCGGCCGCACCGGAGCCTGACCCCTTCGACTGGTCGCAGTGGGACGGCACTGTGGACGTGTTGCCAGAGGACATGCGTGAACTCGGGCAGCGTTTCCACGAGCACTACCACCCGAAGTTCGCCTCGCAGCGTGACGAACTCTCCCAGCTGAACAGCTGGTACGAGGCTCTCGGGAAGGAGGACCCCCAGATTGGTGTCCTCCAGCAGTCCCTCAACGACTTGAAGGAGGCGCACGCGGCCGAGCTTCAGGGTTGGACCGACAAGCAGTCCCAGTGGGACGCCATGCTCCAGAAGGATGCCGAAGACTACTCGGCCTGGTTCTGGGAGCAGAACGCTGACATCCAGAAGGATGACCGCCTTCGGTCCCGTCTCGATGCCCTGATGGACCACGGTTTCGAGCCGGAGGATGCTGCTGCCCTCGCGCGTCTCGCTGACGATGTCGTCAAAAAGGCCGCCGAGGCAATGGCTCGGGGCGCCAACTCTGCGATGGCCGTCGAGTTTGCTCAGCTGCACGCCAAGACCCCGGCGCCCGCACCGCAGGCTGAGCCCAGCAAGTCCGCACTTCTTGTCGATGACGGCACCGGACGGCAAAGGCCGTCGGATGCCGAGCCAACGATGAGTGAGATGGTTACCCCAAAGCAGCGCCGGATTCTCGCCGCGCGCCGCGCTCTCAAGGCCCATGGCCTTCCAACCAAGTAGTACCCTCCTGTAAGGAGCTATCTGATGGCAATCAGTCCCGACGTCCTCGCGACCGCTCTGCAGGAGCAGCTGCCTGGATACACAGAACAGTTCACCTCCTGGCATCCCCTCTTCAAGAAGATGGTGGAGAAGGGCAACGTGGAGCGCAGCACCCTGCAGGGTCCGTTCCGCGACTTCGTCATCGTGACCGACGGCCCTGGCCAGGTCACGCAGGTCAACACCGGTAGTGAGGTCATCGCCGGCGGTCGGACCCAGGCCTCCCAGCGTGGCAACGAGTACGGCACTCGCCTCATCTACTCCTACGACATCCCGGCCAAGGACCTCGCCGAGGCCAACGGAGAGCAGGACGTCGCCAAGATTCTGGAGAACTACCCGGAACTGGCCCTCTCCCACTTCCACGAACTCATCAGCCGGCAGATTGCCACCGGTGACGGCGCGGGTGTCGGGGGGTTCATGACCTTCAACGGCAACACGACCTACAACCCGAACGGTGCTGCTCGCGACGGCCTCATCAACTTCGCCGCCGCTGCCGCGTCGAAGACGGTGCACGGCATCGCAGACACCACCACCGGCTGGCTGAACCAGTTCGCCGACGACGCTTCCAGCGACTTCTCGGCCAACGGTCGCCCGCTGATGCGCCAGGTGTTCTATGCCTGTCAGCGCCAGTCGGCCAAGGTCATCGGCCCCGTGGACTGCGGCTTCGCTGACCCCGCGTCGTACCTCAACTACGTCCGCGACCTCGACGAGGACGTCCGCATCGTCGGTGACGTCACCACGACCAAGGGCGACCACGCAGGTCCCGACGTCCGCGCTGGCGCGAAGTTCCTGACCGCCACGCTGTACCTGGAGGACGACATCGAAGTGGGCGCCTCCGCCTTCTCCGGTTCGACCGCCGCTGACGGCCTCATCTACTTCGTCCCCTCGGGCGTGATGCGGATGTTCCTGCTCGGTCACAGCGCCGACAAGGAGACGAAGGGCTTCTTCGACATCCGTGGCCCCTTCCGGGTGCCCGATCAGGACATGTTCCGCGCGGAGTTCATCCTCCACGCCAACATGCACACCATTTCCCGGCGCCACCTCGGCGCTGTCACCGGCACCGCCACCTACTAGTCCATACCAGGACAGGAGTTCAACATGCCTGCAAGTGCTTCTGCCGCTGGGCGCACCCAGACCCAGCTGGCTGCTGACTACACCTCCGACGGTGACCTCGT